ACCCCTCCCCGACCGGACGACCCGGGGGAGGCGTTCGCGGGGCGGCGTGCGAAGGCCCTGAACGCGAAGCGGGCCGCGGGGCTGGACGCGTTCAGTGAGCCGCTGGCCGTGGGGGACGCCCTGTACGTTGAGTGCTCCGCGGACCCTGACGTCGGGCTCGAGGACGGGCCTTCGGTGGATGACGTGGAGCAGGTGAACCGGGCGAACCCGTCGCACCCGCACCGCACGCCCCCGGTGTCGGTGGCTCGGCTGCGTGAGAACCTCCCGGACGACGACGCGTGGCGGCGTGAGGGTCTGGGTGTGTGGGACGAGGACGCCGAGGCCGGTGACCTGCCCTACGCGAAGTGGCTGGATTTGGCCGAGCCGGATGCACCTCGTGGCCCGTCCCCGATGTTCGGTCTTCAGCTTGTCGGTGAGCGGCGGGTGTGGATCTCGGTGGCGTGGCGGCGCGGTGACGGGTCGACGCAGGTCATGCTCGCCAACGACGGCCTGCCGTTGCCGGCCCACCGTGCCGTGGTGGAGTGCCAGCGGTTGGCGGAGGAGTGGGACGGGCAGGTCGCCTCGGCCGCGTTCCGTGACGACCTCGAACGTGAGGGTGTCCCCCTGGTCCCGATGACCGCGTCAGACTTCGCCGCCGGGTGCGGGCTCGTCGCCGACAGCATCACCGCCGGCACCATCCACCACGGCAACCAACGCGCCCTGAACGCGGGCATGAAGGCCGCGAAGTGGGACCGGACCCTGACCAGTGGCGAACGGGCGTTCGCCCTGAAGGCCATGCCCCAAGTGGGTCCTGCTGCCGCTGCCGCCCGAGCCGTGTGGGGGCTGCACTACGCAGCCCTTGAGGCTCCGGCCATCTACTGACATCCGCTGGGAGGCGTGCATGAGCTGGTTTTCGCGCCTCTTCGGCGAGCAGGAGCGCGCCTCCTACGACCGCTCCTCCGGGAACATGCTCATCAACGAGCCCCAGTTCATGTGGCTGGGGCACGACTCCGGGGGTGGGCGGTATCCCATCGGCCCGAACGGCCCGTTCCACACCGAGTGCCTCCCAGCCATCACGAGGCTCACGTCCATCATCGTGGACCCGCTCACGGCGTCACCTTGGACGGTGGCGGAGTCCACGACGGGCCTCCCGATCTCGGGTCAGGTGCTTCCCCCGCCGCGGTGGATGACTGACCCGCAGCTCCTCCGCCCGGACGACCGCTACCCGATCACCGCTCTGCCGGTGGTTCGGCGGATGCCCCGGTCGACGTTCTGGGCGACGTGGCTGCGCTCCGCGGTCTGGCTGGGAACAGGGTTCCTGCTCTTCTCGGAGGACAACGCCGGCGCCCCCCTGCCGGGGTCGCTGCGGGTTCTGCACCCGGGGAGTGTGAAGCCGGTCCGTAACGAGTTCGGCACGGTGGTCTGGGAGATCGGCGACGGCCCGGACATGGTCCGCACGGACCGCGACGGGTACCTCCTGATGCCGGGGCGCATGCGTCTCGTCGCTTTGCGTGACCCGCACGCGGAGGTCGACGCCGAGGGCCGCTCGATCGGGATGTTCGAGCGCCACGCGTCCACGTTCAACCTGTCGGACACCATCGAGGGGTACGCCGCTAACATCTACCGGGCGGGCGTCCCGTCCGGGTACCTGAAGGTCAATGCCCCCGGCCTCGACGGGGACAAGGCCGAGGTGATCCGGCAGAAGTGGATGAGCGCCCACGGCGGGAGCCGACGTGGCATCGCAGTCCTGAACTCGACGACGGACTTCCAGCCCATCCAGTTCTCACCCGTGGACATGGCCCTGATCGAGGGCAAGCGGGCCAACTACGCCGACATGGCCATGGCGTTCGCCCTGGACCCCGGCGCCTCCCTGGGGCTGTCCATGGGCAGCTCGATGACCTACGACAACAACCTCAGCCGGTTCCTGATGCACCGTCAGGACCTCCTCCCGTGGATCGCAGCCGTGGAGCAGACCATCGGGTCGCTCCTGCCCAATGGCCGCGACATGCGGATCGACTTCTCCGAGCTCACCCGCCCGGACCCTGCACAGCAGTACGCCACCCTGAACGACGCCATCGCATCCGGCCTCCTTGAGGTCGACGAGGCGCGTGCCCAGGTCGGGCTCCCCCCGAAAGGAAACAGCAATGGCGATCTTGGACCGCAGCCGTCGGCAGCCGAGGACCCCCCGTCCGGCCTTCCAGGCGGGCTCGCCAGTGTTGCCGGCACCATCGGCGCCTGAGCAGGCCGCCGAGGTCGTCGAGGAGGCGCCGAAGAAGCGCGCCGCCAAGAAGACCACCGCCAAGAGGGCCTCCGATGAGTGAGCAGGTGAACGACCTTCTCGCCGCTGAGGAGCAGGTCCGGTCCGCCACCGTCGTCGACGTCGACACCGACCGTGGCACCATCGACGCCCTGATCATGACCTACGAGCAGCGCGCCCAGATCGACCACGACCTCTACGAGGTGTTCACCCGCGGCGCGCTCGCGTCGGCCATCTCAGCCCCGCACCGGGTGAAGATGTCCAACCAGCAGCACGACATGAAGGTCACGATCGGACGTGCCATCGAGATCCGGGAGAAGGGCGACGAGGTCTACGGGCGTCTCCGCATCGCCGACACCGTCGCCGGGCGGGACGTCCTCACACTCCTGCGCGCCGACGAGGAGGACGGCCATGCCATCCTCGACGAGCTGTCCATTGAGTTCGTGCCTCAGAAGCGCTACATGAAGGTCGAGAAGCTGCCGGAGGGCGGACTCCTCGTTCGCCACGACAAGGCCGTCCTCAAGGGCATCTCGCCTGTCTCCCACGGCGCCTACGGGCGCGGCTCGAGGGTCCTCGCGGTGCGGGCGCAGACGATCTACGACCAGGACGCCGCCGCACGTGAGCAGGCCGCACAGGCCGCCGCAGCCGACCTCGCCGCACGCCGGCAGGCGGAACTCCAAGCCCTGCGCGGACTCACCGCGTAGTCGCCCCGTCCGGGGCACCCCCAACGCACTCAGGCACATGCCCTGGTGCGACGCCACCCTGACCGCTAGCGCACCGCCGCCCGGTCTGGAGCCTCGCCCACTGCCTCTGTCCCCAGTCGCGTGACAACCGTTCACCAACGACATTCCCCAGGAGGAATGATGAGCAACGCCGTTGTGGATCGGCTCCGCGAGGAGCGGGACGAGGCACGCAGTGCCGCCGTCGCGCTCGCAGAGTCCGACAGGTTCACCCCCGAGGACGAGACGTACGTCGCCCTCAAGACCCGCGCCGAGCAGCTCGACAGCCGCATCGGCGAGCTGGCCGGTCTCCTCGAGGCCCGCAAGTCGTCCGACGCCCTCGACGGGCGCCTGTCCAAGGTCGAGAAGGGCCGCGAGCAGCAGCGCTCCGGCTGGTCCGTCCAGGAGCAGACGCCGTCGTTCGGTGAGGCGTTCGTCCGGTCCGAGGCGTTCACCGAGTACGCGGGTAGCCCCCGCGGGCGGATGCCGAAGATCGAGATGGAGCTCCAGTCGCGTGCCCTGCCCACCGGGCTCGGCGCCATGGACACCGCCGGCCTCGACTTCGGCAAGACGACCGTCAACACGACGGCCCCGACCGCGCCGACCCCGCTCCTCGACAACATCAACCGCATCCAGGTCACGCAGAACGCGGTGGAGTACGTGTCGTGGGCGAAGATCGCCGGTTCCGCCGCGGTCGTCGCTGAGGGCGCCAACAAGCCGTCGGTCGAGTTCGGTCCTACCGTCACCGCGGACGCGCTCGACAACATCGCCGCGTACACGCAGCTCACCCGCCAGCTCATCGAGGACGCCCCGGCTGTCCGCGACATGATCAACGGTGAGCTCGTCCGGGAGATCCTCCGCGAGGAGGAGGAGGCGGTCGCTGCGGCGATCACCGCCGCCACCCTCCCCACCGCTGAGGGCGCGGACCTCCTCGCTGCGATCCGTGTCGGCATCGGCACCGTCCAGGCCGCGGGGTATGCCCCCAACGCCGTCTTGCTCAACCCGGCCGACTGGGCCGCGCTGGACAACGTCGTGATGGGCGCCACCCTGCTCGGCCCGACGGTGCGTCAGACCTTCTGGGGACTGGTGCCGATCCCGGCGACCGCGCAGACCGCCGGTACCGCCGTCGTGGGTGACTTCCGCACGGCGGTGACGCAGTTCTACCGGTCCGAGGTGGGCCTGTACATCACCGACAGCCACGCGTCGACGTTCATCGCCAACGTGTTCACCCTCCTGGCCGAGCGTCGGTCGCTGGCGGCCGTCGTCCGCCCGGCTGCGCTTGTCGAGGTCGCCGAAGCCGCTGCGTGATCTGACACCTGAGCGGGGGCCGCACTCGACCCCGGCCCCCGCTCGGCGCACCACCCCTGAACCTTCTCTAGAGGGGAGCCCTCATGACGCATCCCCTTCCCGACCTGCCTGCCGGTGTGAACCAGGAGGCGTGGGCGTCGACCGTCGCGGAGGTCCGGGCGTACTGCGGGTGGCACATCGCCCCCGAGGTCACCGAAACCTTGACGCTCGACGGCCCCGGCGGGTTCATCCTGCACGTCCCGACCCTGCGCCTCGTCGACGTCGTGTCCGTCACGAACGACGGCACCGCGGTCACGACCCCGGAGTGGTCCCGGAACGGGCTCATCCGCCGCGGGTACCCGTACGACCCGTGGTACGGCGTGTGGACGTGGAAAATGCGCGGCGTGGTCGCTGAGGTAACCCACGGGTACGAGACGTGGCCGCTTGACCTCCTCTCCGTCATGGCGTCCATCGCCGCCACCCCGTCCGCCGCCCTTGCCGGGGTCAAGTCCGTGACCTCCGGGGCGCACTCGTTCACCCTTGAGTCGTCCCTGACGGTCGACCAGGGCAACGTCCTCGCCCGGTACCAGCTCCCCTTCGCCCCATGATCGGGGACGTCATCACGGCGGCGCTGCCCCTCATGCGCGCCCACGCCGAGTCGCTGATGACCGACACCTGCACCATCGACCGCGCCACCACCGCGTGGGACGAGGAAGACCAGCGGTCGGAGACTGTGTGGACGCCCGTCCACAGCGACGTGCCGTGTCACGTCGAGGAGCCGGAGGTCACCTCCGCCACCATCGTCACCGGGGAAGGCGTCACCCTCGAAACC